TACTCGATACTGGATCTTCGATACTCGATGCTGGATACTCGATCATCCGGGGGGCTAGTTCGAGCTTGAGCGTTGGACGTTCCCATCTCCCATTCTCCCTCTCTACCCGTTCTTCTCCGTGACCTCCGTGCCTCCGTGGTTCCCCCGAATCCCCACTCCGCACTTCGCACTCCGGAGTCGCCCCCTCTCCCTCTCGCCTTCCCTCTCCTGTCTTCCTGGCTTCCTCATAAAGCTGGTTTCCCTCGTGGCGAAAGATTTCCCGAAAATTTCACGGTTTGTTCTTTCAAAACGGCCTCCTAAGTGGGCTAGTTATATGGGAGACAAATTCATTTCGGAGTGCGGAGTGCGGAGTGCGCGATGATGCGTGATGCGTAATGCGTAATGCGTAACCGGACGGGAGGGCGATGAAGCCCCGGCGGGGCGCCTGAGCCGCATGGCCTCCGCATTGTGCCCAGCCGGAAGGATTGCGCACGAACATACGTTCGAATGCGAGAAACAGGGAAGTGCTTCAAACAAGTGACTCGGTCCGGCGTCTGGGGTTTGCCTTCTTGGTCATTTGGATTTGTTTCGGATTTCGAATTTCGAGTTTCGTGCTTTCCGAGGAAGAGGAGGCCATATGAAGACCACATTTGCACAGAGGATCATGCAGAAGTTCACTCAGCGGACGCCGGTCCTGGAGGAAATCGCCGCGGCTCAGACCAGGCTCGCGAGCACGGCGTTCCGACTGGCCGCGTATTCGCCGGACGACCTGCTCTCCCAGAAGGGACTCGGCATCTATGACGAGATGCAGAAAGACTCCCAGGTGCGCTCGTGCCTGAACACGAAGAAGTTCGCCGTCCTCTCCGAGGGATGGGACGTGCAGCCGGCGAGTGACGACCCGCGCGATGTGGAGACCGCCCGGTTCGTGAAGTTCTGCCTTGACGACATGCGCGGCTCGGTTCAGGACATGCTCTTCAAGGTGCTGGACGCGCTGGCGAAGGGCTTCTCCATCTGCGAGATCAACTACAAGATCATCGCGGACGGACCATACGCGGGCATGATCGGCCTGGACTCCATCAAGTCAAAGGACCCGTCGGCGTTCGGCTTCGACATGGATGAGTTCCTGAATGTTCGGGGGCTGATGATGGCCGCGCCGAGCTTCAAGACCGACCTGCCGCCGGAGAAGTTCATCGTCTACACGTACATGCCGGGCTACGAGCTTCCGCACGGGCAGAGCGACCTCCGCGCGGCATACAAGCACTGGTGGAGCAAAGAGGTCATCCTGAAGTTCTGGAACATGTATCTCGAGAAGTTCGGGATGCCGACCGCGCGAGGATCGTATCGGCGCGGGATGTCCAAGGATCAGCAGGACGACCTGCTCCGGGTGCTCGACAAGATTCAGCAGGAGACGGCGATCGTCGTCCCTGAGGATGTGCAGATCCAGCTTCTGGAGGCTCAGCGCGGCGGTGACGCAGGCTACCGGGACGCGATCGAGTATCACAACAAGCAGATCGCGAAGGCTATTCTGGGTCAGACGCTCACGAGCGACGAGGGTACTCGTGAGGGAACGCACGCCCTTGCGCAGGTTCACATGGACGTGCTCGGCTTCTACCTTGCGAAGCTGAAGCGCGATTTGGAGGAGACGGTAATGCGCGAGCAGCTCATCCGCCGCCTCGTTGATTTCAACCTCGGCGCTCCGCGCCGAATGGTCAATGGTGAATGGCTGATGGCTAATGGGGGAGCTCCAAGCCAATCATCAACCATCCGACTTCGCCAAGGCTACGTCGGACAAGTCAACCATCAACCATCAACCATTCCCAACGGCCTGCCGCGCTTCGTGCTCGGGGGACTGGATCAGCGCAATCTGGAGCAGGTCGGCGGCCTGGTCACGAAGCTCATTGACGGCAAGGTGATCGCGCCGGACGAGCCGTGGATACGGGAGTATCTGGGGATACCGGCGGCGTGATGAGTGAGGGGTGATGAGTGAGCTGATACCAATTGTGTCATTCTGAGCGAAGCGAAGAATCTGTGTCCGATGGTAGATCCTTCACTGCGTTCAGGATGACACTCGGCGACGACAGTTCACTTATCACTCATCACTCATCAGATAACCTATGAAGGGAGAGAACGATGGAACAGACACTGACCTTTGAGTTCGATTACGTCGCCGACGAGATGGCGGTCGAGAAGGATGCGAAGATCTTCGAAGCGGGCGAGTATCCCGACAAGGAGATCACGGTCACCGAGGCTGACCTGGACGGGATCATCGAGAGCTTCACGGAGGTCCCGGTGAAGGTCGAGCATACGGACAGCCCGCTCGATCCGCTGGGGACAGTGAAGCGGATCTGGCGTCGGGGCAAGGATCTCTTCGCGCGGCTGGCGTTTCCGAGCGATCTGGCGGGATTCCTGGAGCGGCGCGGGATCAAGAAGTTGAGCGTGGCGCTCCACAAGGATCCTCTGCGTCTGGCTGAAGTCTCGCTCGTGCTGAGCCCGCGAGTCCCGTCCGCGGCGATGTTCGGGCAGACGGGAGAACACGGAAACGCGGAAGGGAAAGAAGAGGCGGAAAGAAGACAGGAGAACGTCACGGCGCTCGTCCGGATTGACGATCCATCTTCAGAGCATTCCGCGGAATCCGCCGATCTCCGCGAAATCCGCGTTCTCAGCAATCCGCAATCCGAAATCCGCAATCCGCAATGTGGAGAGGTGGTGATATGCGAAATGGCAGATCAGGACAAGGATGCCCGAATCCGCGAGCTGCAGTTCGCTCTCCGGGCGAAGGACGTCGAGGCGAAACTCGGCGAGTTGAAGGCACAGGGCAAAGTCGTCCCGGCGGCCGAGGCGTATGCGCGCGAGATACTCCTCCAGGGTGATGGCAAGGTCACATTCGGAGAAGGCGAGGCCACGGTGGCGCAGTTGTTCGAATGCTTCCTGGATGCCCAGCCGAAGGTCATCACGTTCGGCGAGCTGGCCCCGTCGGTGATCGGAAGCGCATCGCCCCTCACGGCGGAGGAAGAGGAGCTCATGGCGAAGCTGGGCGTCACCCGGGAGCAGATGCAGAAATACGAGGGTTAGGATTGAGAACGCGGATTACACGGAGACGGAGGGATTTCACGGAAGGAGATGTGGAACTGGCAGACCCTTCTTTCCGGATTTCCTTCGCGTAATCCGTGTTCTAACGAAAAGACATGCGAGGTGAAACGGAATGACAGCAACGACTACCGATCGAGACACGAAGCGCAGTGACGGCAAGCTCAAGTCCATGAAGATGTCGAACGTGAAGATCCCGAAGGGAGTTCTCGTCTGCATCAACACGACCGGCTACGTCACGAACGGCTCGGACACCGCGAGCTACCTTTTCGCGGGGGTCAGCTACGAGCTGGTTGACAACTCCGCCGGATCGGCCGGCGACAAGGAGATCCGCGTCGAGAAGTCAGGCGAACATCTGTTCGCATTCGGCGCGGGCAACGCGGCTCAGACGAGCATCGGCAAGGAGGTCTGCATCACGGACAACCAGACCGTTGACGACGCCGCGACGACTACCAACGACATCAAATGCGGCGTTATCGCCGAGGTCGTCAGCGCGACCCAGGTCCGCGTGCGGATTGATAACTACGCGCGGTAGAACGGGAGAACGCGGATTACACGGAGACGGAGGGATTTCACGGAAGGAGATGTGGAACTGGCGGGTTCTTCTTTCATCGATTTCCTCCGCGTAATCCATGTGTTTCCGCGAAATCCGTGTTCTCAGACAGTCACACGAAAGGAGAGAAAGCAATGGCACTAGTAAAGTCCGATATTCCGAAGCTCCTGGAGGCAGGGCTTCGAACCGTTTTCTTCGAGGCATACGAGGCCGCGCCCGGCGATTGGGGCCGGATATCCACCGTAGTGCCCTCGGAGCACGACACCGAGAAGTACGCGTGGCTCGGATCAGTCCCGAAGGTGCGGGAGTTCAAGGACGAGAGGGTCCCCGCGGGGCTGCTCGCCCACGATTACTCGATCAAGAACAAGACCTGGGAGGCGTCCATCGCCGTTGATCGCGCCGCATTCGAAGATGACGAGTACGGCCAGATCAAGATCAGGGTTCAGGAGCTTGCCCAGGAAGTCAAGCGGCATCAGGACGAGCTGGTATTCGGCATGGTGAAGGACGGTTTCGCCGCCCTCTGCTATGACGGCCAGTACTTCTTCGATACCGACCATGCGGAGGGCGACTCCGGCACTCAGAGCAACAAGGGCACTTCCGCCCTGTCCGCATCGGCGCTCCAGTCGGCGTTCACCGTCATGATGAAGTTCAAGGATGACAAGGGCAAGCCGATGGGGATCGTTCCGGACACGCTCGTGGTGCCGCCCGATTTGAAGTGGACGGCAACCGAGCTCCTGGAATCGGTCTACGCGCCGGAAGTAGTGAGCGGCAAGACCGATACCCGGCGGAACGTGCTCTCGGGCGTGGTAGAGCTGATCGTGAGCCCGTATCTGACGGACACGAACGACTGGTTCCTGCTGTCCACGCGCCGGATCGTGAAGCCCGTGATCTTCCAGTCGAGGGTCCCGATCGAGTTTGCGGCACTCGAAGGCGAGTCGGAAGCGGGCTTCATGCGCGATCAGTTCGTGTACGGCGTCCGGGCCAGGTACAACGTCGGCTACGGGCTCTGGCAGCTCGCATACGGCTCCCAGGTGGCCTAGGCAGTCGAGGGAAGTCGGAACAGGGTGTACAGGATGATCAGGATCGGGAAAGCACGAAATCCGAATATCGAAATTCGAAACAATCCCTAATGTCCAAAGAGGCAAATCTCAAACTGCCGGACTGAGGCATTTGTTTGAAGCATTTCCCTTTTCCGCATTGCCGCTTGTTTCGTGCTTCGGATTTCGGATTTCGAATCTGCTTATGCTATCCATTCTGTACATCCTGTTAACCCTTCTCGTTCTCCAGGGAGGAAAGACCATGGCTATCACGATCACGCGGGCGGAGGTCAAGCGCAAGTGCATGATCCCTTCGTCCGATACGACCTATGATTCCGACATAGACGCTCTGATCACTGAGATGCAGCCGAGCGTGGAGTACACCATCGCCGACGTGTACCTGAACGACACCTCGAATACAAAGCTCCAGGCCGTTCTGAAGCTCGGGATACTGGAGGTCATGAGCGGCGAGTTGCTCCAGCAGCTCTATCGCGAGTTGGGAGCGTCCGAGGGTGTGAAAGTCGGCAGCATCACCATCGGCGCGCGCAAAGAGCACGGCGCCAAACTGATCGGGCAGGGGACTTCGAGGCTGCAGCCGTTCAGGAAGACGATTGAGGGTGTCTCCGACGATGCGCAGATATCGAGCACTACTGCCCGAACCGATCGCACGTTTAACGCCGACAGCATGAAGGGCTGGTAACCATGAAGTTCAAAGAGCGGGTAGACAAGGAGTTCGAGGTATACGGCGAGAGCTTCCTCATAAACGACGAGACAGAGGCGAAGG